ACGGCTTGGCAGATCAGCTCGAGAGTGCGCTCAACCGCCTTCCGACTAAGACCGCGATGGACTACGACAACGAGCAGCAGCAAGCGAAGATGGATCTCAATCATCAACAGATCCCAGAAGCTAAGCCTCTCAGCGAGTGCATTCCGTCTGCATGCGAGGGTGCAACGATCTGGGAAGAGAAAGACGGAAGCAAGACTTACGAGATTCAGATTCCGGGCAAGACTAGCGAAGACGTGGACATCGAACTCTCTGATCAGGGCTATCTCAAGGTGAAGATCAATCCAGACATCTTCAATCCGAAGGAGAGAAAGCTGATCGTCAAGGTAGCTAATCCAGAGACTCTTGAATACGGCACGCTCATCGATCCGAAGGTCTACGATCTCGACACCCTCAAGTCAAGCGTCAAGAACGGACTTCTCAGCATCAACATCGCTAAGCGCAAGGTCAACACCAGAAAGATCAAGGTGACACAGGAAGAGTAAATGGACTTCGGCACACTGTTCAAGACGGCGTTCGCGGATCCAAAGCCAGAGTACGAGTTCACGAGGCTCAAGATGGTATGGGCTGTCAATCAGTACATCTTGGGCACACTCACGAGCAACCTGGGACGAAAGCAGTTCGGATTCAGCGGGACTCTAGAGTTCCCTCCAGCTGCTCCAGCCCCATATCTCGTTCCTCCGAACACGGGCGCTAGATGCGGAGCCATCGTTACATTTGTGCCAGGCACTGTCCTTCCTGAAGAGTATGACGCTTGTGCGAAGCTCTCGCAGGCAGCTGTTGGCGCTTTCTGGGAGCAGCTGTTCTATCTCATAGGGCTAGGATTTACGCGCTGCATACTGACGATTGCGCCGCTTATACCAGCTCCTGATGAAGAAGCTCCAGATCAAGCTTCGACTCCGTTCCCATACGAGTTCAAGACGATGTTCGCTAACGGCAGCTTCTATCTATCGAGGGGAAACGTCCTGACGCCGAAGAAAGTCCTTGATGACTGGAAGGCTGCTGGAAATAAGTTCTTCGAGAAGATAGACGCTCTGAAGCTGACTGATCCGATAACTCTATACGACCATCTCGGAAAAGCTGTCAAAGAGGCAGCTACACGCAACGGATTCCTGTGGAGACACTATCAGGGATCAATGAAGATACAGGGAAATCCAGAGCCCGGAATAGCAGAGGGCTACATATACGGGAGCATGAAATATGATTGAGAATGACAGAACGACTCAGGGCGACGTGATGGCTGAGACCTTCAACAAGGGCGAGACCAACAGCTTCACCAAGAACAAATTCCAGCTGAACATCAGCAACTTCCCGAACCTTAGCAACATTCCAGACAGCGAAGTCAATCTGAACGTGTTCAACGCGAACGTGAAGAACTTGGAAGTCCCGAACAAGAACATTCCGATGCTAAAGTCCAACTGGCAGCATGAGGAGCAGAAGCACCCGAATCCAGTCGGCGCTAGAGACAAGAACACAATGACGGTCGAGTGGATCCTTGACGAGAACTTCCTCAACTTCTTCCTCTTCGACTCGTGGGCCAACGGAACGCTATACGGAATTCCAGCGAGACAACGTGAGCCTGGAAAGCCTGGACTCCTTAGGGACAACTGCATTGACCGTCTCGACGTCTATGCGCTAGACAACACCGGAAAGATGCCGACTGCCGTCATGTCGTTCTACCGCTGCTTCCTCACTGGACTCGGATCACTTCATCTTGAGTTCGGCGTAGCAGACGTTGTAACGTTCTCTACGACTTTCGAATACGAGCAGTTCGGAATCTCCATTCAGAGAAAGAGGCCCGACGGATCTTATGTCCTCGAGCCTCTGAGACAAGCTGTAAGCACTGCTGGTCGACGCTAGATCTCTGGAAGGAAGAAATCACTTCCGAGCGGAATGTCGATTAGAAGATTCTGCTTACACTTTCTGCACTTGAATGCGCCCTTTGGACTTGCGCCAAAGGCGTATTTGCGAAGATGAGTGAGCAGACGGCTGTAGTCCTTCGCGGATCCATTTCCACGAGAGAAGTACACGTAAGCTTCGTAGATTGACACTGGCTCGCCGTTGATCGATCTGATGTGAGATGCGACAGTCATCACGTCTACGTCAATGTTCTCCATCAGGTTCGGGTCTGCCTTCGTTCTAGCGATCTCTAGCTCGTCTCCGATGGTCGGGAAAGACAGAGTCACTTTGTCGCCGTTCGTCAATTCGAGGTCACGCTCTAGATCTTCGTTTGCGTATGTCACGTCCAGATCCTTGAGCTTGTACTCGAACCACCCTGAATCGCCGCAGATCGGACAAGTGCCGAACACCTTGAACGGAATGTCGTCGTAAGTGATCGATCTGAGATAGTAGATGAGCCAGAGTCTGTCGTTCAGCATGATGTCTTCTACATCGATGCCGCTGATTGCGCCGCTGAGAACCTGATTGAAGACACTGTTGACAGTGTTCGTCTTGAGCTTCGAGAGATCTTTCGTCTCGATGGCTGTGAGCTTCCTGCAGAAGAGGTCGGACTTGTAGTATCGGCCTCTTGACGGCAGAAGATTCTTGTCGATTGGAATTAGCTTTGGACCTTTCTGAGTTGGTTTTTGTTCATCACGGATTGAGTGCATGATACTCTCCTTCGAGTTGCTAAAATATTTATAGAAAATCCAAACTTATGGGTTTACAAAGAGGACTGAAATACCTATATTGACTATGTAAAAGAAAAGGACCTAGCTATGAACTACACCGAAAGCCAAATCATCCGCATGTGCAACAAGATCAAGAACCTCAAGAACGGCGAACAATTCCTCCTGAACAAGGGCGATGTCTGTCCGATCAAGGTCAAGATGGTCAAGACCTCCACTGCTCTCAAGCTCATCGATGTCGATGTCGACAAAGAGATGTGCTACGCGAAGGGCTGGTCTGCTAACGCGGACGCCGTCGTTCGCAAGATGGTTGAAATGATGCTCGAGTTCATCAATGACTGGGACCGCTGCACTAAGACTCACTTCGCTTACTTGGCAAGGAAGGAGGGCTACGACAACTGATGGAATATTCCAAATTCCGGAAACGGCAAGCTCTCCACTGGTACTGGGAACTGATCCGCAAGGGAATCGCCCGCGCCAAGCCTGAGTACAAGAAGATCAAATACCGAGAAGAGCATCACATCATCCCAAAGTACATGATCGACGACCACGAGCTAGCTGGCCGTCCGTGGAACAAGGTGTTTCTCACTGTTCGTGAGCACGTGATGGCTCACAAGCTGCTCTACATCGCTGGAGTTCAGATGATTCCGACCTCCAACGTCGATGAGGCTTGCACGCTCACTGCTGCTGTGCGCATTCTGGGCACTAAGAAAGTGTTTGTGGACGTGTTCGTGGACGAGGACACTGACAGAGCCAGAGAACTCTATGACTACATGGTGGATCGTGGCTGCACGCCGATCATCGCAAAGGGCGTGATTCATCGTCTTCTTCATGACGGATTCTACAGGGCAGACAAGCGAAAGCTGCAGTAGCTATAAATTTGGTATATTCTAACTGAGGTATACCAATGGCAATCCCAACAACTTATGACTACTTGCTGGAGTCAAAGACTCCGAGACCGTTTTCGTTCAATTACAAGAACTATGAGGGCTACAACATCCTCATGGTTTCTGGTGTTCACGGAGACGAGCAGCTAGCAGTTCTCGCATCTTACGAAGCGTACTCTCGCATCAAGAACGAGAATCTAATCAACGGTTCACTTGATCTATACATGGGCGCAAACGCTCCTGGACTCGTTGCTGGCACGAGAGAATATACAGACTTCAAGGATCCTTCAGCTCTCCCAGAAGACAGAAATCTCAATCGCGCATTCCCTACTGAGGAAAAAGTCGACGACATGGATCTCGCTAGAAGCAAGGTGATGTGCCTTGCGAACGAAATGGACATCGTCCTTGATGTCCATAATTCTCCATCTATCCACAACTGCGTCCTGATCGACAACGGTCCGTACGCGAAGGCTTACGTGAAGTGGTGTATCGAGAACAGGATCGCATACATTCTTCGCGACGGTCCTCAGGGAACTCTAAAGTCGAGAACTATCAAGCAGGGTAATGTCGGATTCACGGTCGAGCTCGGAGGCATGGGAGACTGCATGTTGGAGGGCGACATTCAGGGCTCACAGGTAGACTTCCTCGTCAAGCTAATCGTATCGCTATCTAAGGTAGAGGATCTAAGCATCTTCAAACAGGTAGATCAGATGTTCCCGCCA